AGACCATCAACGTATAATCCAAAATAAACTTGGGCTGCATTATAATCAGTCCAATCTTTTGCTGGAATACGAAGTAATCTTGATAAAGTGCCATTTACTATGGCATCTCTGTTATCCGACATAACTGTCGAATCACAAGACGTAGATGTGTGAGTTGGTTTTAAAGCTACTCTTAAAATTAAACCTTCCGTTTTAGAAACTGAAGGTACAGGAACAATCCAAAAATTTTCTTGGTTTTGTTTAAGTATATATTCTGGAGTGCCTGTAGTATTTCTCCAGTCACGTTGACGCTGTTCAAGTAAACCACTTGTAACAGGTTCTAAAACATCCCCATCATAAATAGCCCACACTATTTTATGTACTGCTGTTCCTGACGGGGCATCAAAATCATATTCATATATAGAAGATGTAGTAGTAATAGGATCTAATTCTTTTTGATATATAGAAGAACGCTCGCATAAATCTATAACTGTAGATCTAATATGTTGATGAATAAGACTATCAGGACAACCTACTGTCATTGGCATAATTTCAGGTATTAGTGATTCATATGTAGTTGCCATTCTATCCTACCTGTTTTTCTGTAGCCGGAGATTCAATTTTATCTATTTCTCCTTTAAGACCTACAGATTGTTGAAATAAAGTTAAATGAGAACTAGCTTTGGCTTGATTACCTGCGGTTTCTGCATCCTTCATGTAAGCCATATATAAAATATAGTTTACAAGAGCATTTCCATAAAGGTCATCTATACCTAAAGTAGAAGAACCGCTACTTGAATAATCAAGAGTCCCGGGATTAACTGCGTAAACTAGTTCTACAAAAGCATTACCTGCTACACCGGGATAAACATAAAATGTTTTTGGGTCCATTTCATCATAAACCCAATTTCGTACTACAGTACCATGTTTAGATAAACCAATAGCAGTTGAAGTATGCCAATCAGGATCTTGAGAATCTAAAGAATCTCTAGATACTAAACGTATAGCCCGCCCACCTGTAGCATCGCCTGCGGCACTAGACATATTACGAACAACTCGTAAAATTCTATTACCGCCAGTAGGTAAAGATTGTTGAGTGCCAGTTGCTAATTGAACATTTGTATTTATAGACGTAGCATCTGGTTTTAATAAAGAAATTTCACGTTGGCCATCATTAAGATGGTTTAATAGTTCTGCCTGCGTCCACCGTATATTTGTAGTATCTTGTAGAGTTATCTGTACTCTATCTAAAATATTTTTAACTGTCAGAGCCATCGGCTACCTCAACCTGCGTTAAGAGCCTCTTCCCATGCAGCTTCCCGCTGTTCTGTAGTTATGGTAGAGCCACTAAGTTTATTTACAACGGCTGCTTTAGGAGTTCCATCTGTTTTAAAATTATCAGGATCACCTGTCTCAATAAGACCTTTCATTACAGCAACCAATTCTTCAAATCCATCATTTTCCGGTTCTGCGGATTCAATAACTATCTCCGGTTCTTCATCAGCTACTTCAGTTACTTCTTCAATAACTTCTTTAGGTTCGTCTGAAACAAGTTTTGCGCCTTGTTCTAAAGCAATAAGACCTAAATCTTCTCTAATATCTTTAGGCTCATTAGCTTTTAAAATAATAGCATGTCCTTTCATACTAGCAACACGCATATCTTCAGTACTTATAACTTTCATTAACTACTCCTTAGTTAATATGGCCTCCCCCGAAGAGGAGGCCACTTTAGGTATATTAACCACCTTTACTCAAATAAGCATAAAAGGTAATCGTACCAGCTGCACCAGTACCAGGGGCTACTTGCACATGAAGGTCGATGGTGTCATCAGAAGTAAATTCCAAAGGACCAGCAGCAAACGCTGTTCCTCCGTCTTCATCAGCACCCCAGGCATTTGCCAAAGCAATACCTCCTGCTTGTCCAATAGTTGAACCGTCAATAATATCATCTGACGTAGCTGCAGTTTCAGTAGCACTGTTACCGTAGCCAAGATCGAGAACGATTGCCGGTGAACCATTTGTGTCAATATCAGTAGTCTCGAGTATTACTGCATGGAGACACTCTCCTGCAAAAACATCTACAAGTTGAACTACATCATTAACAGCAAATGCAAGACTAGTGTAAACAGTTTTTCTTATAAACATACCACCGGGGTGGTGAGTATAAGCTGAATTACCTTCTACCTCGCCTGATTTATATAAAGTTGCTATCGTTGCCATTTTCTAAATCCTCCTTAGAATGATGTATCAACAGCGACTACACCGAAATCCTCTACGGAGCCGTTATGATCACTATTATACTTAGGTTTACGGAGGCCGAAAATCTTACCAATACTGATACCTTGTTGGTTTCCATAGTCAAAGCTTTCTTCAACTATTTCAGGCAACCCAATATCAGCCATAGCAAGGGCTTGTGCACCACAGAACAATGCTCTAGCACCGTTTACATCGGAGCCAGATCCCCACTTGTCCGTTCCACTAGTAGCACCAGATGTATTATAAACGTGTCGGAACTCGCTTATCATTACACCGTCTACCATCAAGCTAGAAGTACCAGAAAACAATTGGTTTTGCGGTCCTCGTAAGCTCGCTTGACGAACATTAGCTAGGAAGTCTGAGTCAAGCTTCAGGTCGGCCATTTGTTGTGGAGTAACAAACATATAAAACATTTCTTCTCCACCAGGTCCTCTAACTCCACGAATGTAGTTGTCTTTAGCATAAGCTTTAGTTTCAACAATACATTTGTAGGCTAAAGTATCAGCTGCTACTACAGCTGAAGTATCACCCGCAACTAGACCATTTGTAGCATCCCATCGTCTATGACGATTTGTAGTAGGAGCTGAAACGTCTGAAGCAAACTCAAGATCAGCAAGCTCATGCCCAGTTGTAGCAGAAGTATTTCGAGAAGCACCGTTAGTCTTTTCAGTATAAGCAACACCGGAAAGAGTTAGGAATGCTAACTGGTCCATACGATCTGCAATAGCATAAGCTAGTGCGTCCCGTGAATTTTCACGAAAATTAACAACACTCTTCTGGTCAGCTAGACGACCTGCTAAACGGTTAGCAAAACGTAGTTGATCAAGCTGGATGGTAATATCGAAGGCTCTTAGAGACTCTTCATTACCTTCCAAAGTGTTATCCCCTGTAACACCATCGCCCGTCATATCAGCGAGCAAAGTTATTACTGCCTTGGTGCCTTTATCAGATTTGGTCAAATCTGTAATTCTTTGCACCATGGCGTTAGAACCAGTTCCTGCGAACTGATTAACGAATGACATATTACGTGCCACACGCCAAAAATCACGACTCCAAGCCGTAAGCTGGTTTGAAGTCAATGATGCAAAATTAGTATTAGCCATTGCTAAACTCCTTACATAATTAACTATTTATCATACTTAACCGACTTTTGGAGCGGTATAATCCGTGTACCCACTATCGTAGGGAAACGGTTTCGCATGTTTAACGAGATGCGGGCTCTGTATGTTTAACGCCTTACCGGGCGAATACGTTATTTACGTTAACGACTCGGCTTAATATCGTTTAAGCAAACGAAATTTTAAAAAGGATAACTGGATAACTATAATTATGCAACTATTACCCAATATCTCCACGTAATCGTTTTAAAGTAGCTGCTGGTAAAGCATTAAATTCTTCATCAGTCATAGAAGAAATATCAACTACTTTTTCGCCATGCGCAGAAGAACTTTCTCCAGGCATATCAGGGGGTTGCGACTCTGCAGCTTTAAGTTTTTTAGAGACTTCTTTACGTTTTTTAGCTACTTGATCAGCAGGTTGTTTAGTTTTTTTACTAGAAGATAAAGAAGGGTTACTAATATCTGAAGAAATATCATTTGTTTTAATTACATAAGAAGCTGCTTTTTGTAAGGCTTCTACAGGTGTTTGTCCTTGAGATATAAAGGCATCTCTTAAATTAACTACTTCTTGAGTATATTCAGCATTAAAATTAGTAGAATCTGCATCAAATACAGAATATTGGGCTTCTAGTTCATTAGCTGCTTTTTGTAAAACTTGAATTTCTTGATGTTGAGTAGATTGTTGAGTAAATTTTTGACCCATTTCATACTCTAAATCTGCTTTTTCAGCAGCTCTAATTTCTTTCCTAAGAGCAACAGCTTTGTCAGTTTCGCCATCAAGAACCATTTGTTGGTATTCTATTTCTTTTTCATCAAAGTTATAAGCTTCAGGAGCTTCTTGAACAGGCTCTTGTTTAGACTTTAAATCATTTATTTGTCTTTGTAAGTCTCTTGATTTAGCAAGGACTTCATCCAATCTCGACTTTGGAACCATAGGTTTTTTAGATTCTGGCTCTGGCTCTTCTTCCAATTCAGCAGCTTCTTCCAATTCAGGCTCTTCTGGTTCTGCCTCTTCTGCCTCTTCTGCCTCTTCTGGTTCTGTTGATTCCTCAACGTCTTCAGTAGTCTCCTCTGCCGTAATGTCACCATCTGTTTCGTTCTCATCTTGTTCGGTTTCAGCAACAGTTTCTTCTGCTACTTCCTCAGTTACTTCTTTTTCGTTAAGAACTTCATCCGTTATTTCTTCAGGAAAATTTAAATCAATCTCGTACTTAGCTTTTTCCACAGGATCAGATCCTGGGTAGTTAGGCCCGAGTACAACACCGCTTTCTTCGTTTTTTTCTTCAGCCATTAATAACTCCTTTTATTAATATCCGTAGCCTTTTCTTGGCTTAGGTTTTCTAGATTTTGTAATTTTTGAAGACCTTTTATCTTTTTTAGATTTTTTATCTTTTTTAGATCCTTTACTATACCGCATAACAATCTCCTTTACTTATGTACTTTCTGAACTTCAAAAGATGCTTTTTTACTAGCGCCTTTATGTGCTTTATAACCAGCTGATGGGTTTTTCATAAGTTTAAAACTTTTACCAGACTTCATCCAATGATAGCCTTTTGGGGCTTCGACTGCTTTTTTAACCATTTATTGCAACCCTCCTTCTGGGTTCATTGGCTCTGTTAATTGTGGAGCTTGAGTAGTTTTAGCAGCATTAGTCATTGCAGTAGTTGCAAGTTTAGCTGCTGCTTGAGTATTAGCTTGATTCTGCCTTGTGTTATTAGTCAAGGCTGCAAGCTCTCTTCTAAGATCAAGCTCTCTTTGTTTACTTTCAAGTTGCGTTTGTAATTCAGCCATATGTAATTGAGGTTGAACTTCTGCAACATCTTGGACTTTAGCCATATTAACAGCTGTTTCACTTTGTAATTTACGTACCTCAGCTTCAAGTTTGGCTATTTCAAGCTGCAATTGCTGCATAGCCATTTGCTGCTGCATTTGTTGGATTTGCGCTTGTTCTTCCGAAGGCGGCTCTTGCCCCGTCATCTGACGTATACGTTTTGCGAGTTCTTCTTTTTTACTAAGATGACTGTATTCAACAATAGCGTCATCCGGTATTGCAACCCCAACCTGTCTAAGATTAAGAGCCTCAGCAAATTGAACCTCGTCAAATGAATCACGAGCTGGTGTAGCACTTACAATAACATCGTATTCACCTAAAGTAATATTATTAATAATATCACCTTCGGACGTTTGTTGGTTTAATATCAAAGGTTCTCGAGTTTTTAACGGGTCATCTTCGTTAGTAATCATTACAAGCCGTTCTTCGGTATAAAACTGTTGAACAAGATTCAGGATTTTATCTGCAAGATGCAGTCTTGTTTTCTTAAGGTTATCCAGCGGAACCTGAATCATGACAACGCCACGATTCTGTTTAGCCTGAATAGCTATACCTGATACTTCAGCACTGTCAGTACCAAGCATTGAATCATTAATACCACTAATTTCTTTAATATTATTTGAGGCTTTTTGCCCTATTCGATCAAGACCGGTGGGTATCTGGTTTGGTGGAATTTTACCAGGGGGTGTAGAACCACGGTTATATTCAAGAACAAGGCCTGTTTCTGCCCCATGTTCTTCAAGGTCTTCTACCTGCATACTACTTAATGACCCTGATTCAACCAGCCAACCACTGTTAGCAGTTGTATTTACAATATGAAGCTCCTGACTAGCTACTTTGTTCAATTGTTCTTGCGGTGACAATAGATTACGTACCATGCCAAACGGTCTGCCCCTGCGAAAATACGCAAAAAACGGCACAATTGTAAACTCATCATACGGAGACCAATCATCATGTAATACTGTTTTATCGCATGTTACTGTCCAGCGCACCTTCTTTTTCATCTTGGAATAAATCTGCAACCCATATTGTTTTGCAAATTTTTTGGCTTTAGTATCAGACCAATTTTCAGGAATAGGCCGCATGTCCCCATTTTGTGGATCGAGATAACAGTCTACTTTAGTTAATTTTTTATATTGACGTTCAATTACTCTAAGCGCTTTAATACTTCTATATTCATCATCTGTAGTAGTGGTAGTGCCTATATAATTATCACTCTCATCAGTATCACCATACCGTGTTTCATAATACTCTACTGAGTCTCTACCAAATGACTGACCGTTTTCTGCAATAAATACAAGCTTATCCGCCTGCTTCTTACCATATAGTTCTTCTATCTCATCAAGGGTCATCCACTTGGTTTCAAAAACTTCGTTCCACGTTTTAGAATCATATTCTTTAGCATCCGGATCAAGGATAATATCTAACGGATCTTTAGCAGTTATCCTGACTTCACCCTGCATATTGTCACTAAAGTCTATACGAACATCAAAATACCCACGACCGTCCATAATAAGACCATCACTAAATACCTGCTGTTCTATCCAATCCAGTTTATTATTATCAGCAATTTGCTCATACAATTTAGTCAAAGAGTCTGCAACTCCCTGATCCCCACTTTTTCGAGGTTTAAATCTTATATCTGCCCGTCTACTAGACTGCTCCCCAAGAACAGTATTTACCGTAGGTAATATAGTATTAATTGTAAGAGCCGGACGCCCCTCTGCATCAAGTGCAGTTATATCGGCCGAGTCCCACTGCTCACCCTGATAATAAGCATCGCACTTTTTAGCAAGATCAATATAGTCAACATGCCCGTTATCACGAGCTCGTACATATCTATCCCACTGATGGCTGCTAATTGTCTCTTCGTCTTGAGCAGAAATTTTTCTTCGTTTAGGTAGTACTGCCATATATTAAGCTCTCATCGCAGATTTAGTTCGGGTTTCTTTAGCCAAGTGTTGTAGTCTATCACGCCAGGAAGGAGGTTGAACTATTCTTTCAGAAAATGTATTAAATTCTGTCATCATAAGACCTATCCATGCCAATGCGTCCACCTGATCGTCATGTACTCCATTAGGGAATCGTAAAAGTTCTGCAACTAATGGTCCCGAAAAATTTTCATTCCTCGGAATATATACCATCCCCTGCTGCATCCGTCCCTGGATAGCTCTGGCTCGAGCTTCTTTATCACGCCTGCCAGTTTTCAAATCTTTAAAATACGCTTCGTGAAGCCCCCGCTCCCTGACACGTTTCTCCAGAAAAGGGCCCAATGCCATTTCAATATGCCCTTTTTCTATGCCTATAATAGACGGCTTCCACAATTCATACAAATCCAGTATCCTTTCTACCAGTTCGAAGCCGTCAAATCTACCCCTATCTATATCAACAACGAACATTTGGTCGTATTCATCAACACCTACAACTATGCCAACCGAGTAGTCATTTCTGTCCCGTTGTCCGATAGCCAAGTCCCACGCGCAATAAAACTTCATACGATCCAAATCTATATCATCAGGCTCAAAGTACTGGATCATATCCCTCGTAAAATATTCCCCATCATCCGCTACCGGATTCTGCTGGTAAAGTGCAGACCAGTCCCTTGGTCCAACTGCTTTACGAATCCGGTCCAGTGCATCAAGGCCATATCGCTCTTTATGCAATGGATCACCCTGCTTACGAAACTTCTCATCTTCTTCTGCAAGTGCAGGATAACGGACAACTTCCCAATGGTCGCCACCTTCCGTGGTAGCTCTCAATAATCGACCTGCTAAATCATCATCGTGCCATCGAGTAAGAATAACAAGAATACCACCACCTGGCGCCAGTCGGGTATAAGCGGTGGAAGTATACCAATCCCACGTAGCACCCCTGTTATTCTGGGATTCTGCATCCTCCCTGTTTTTAATCGGATCATCTATTAAAAGAATATGGGCCCCTTTACCTGTAATACCCCCGCCAACACCAGCGGCTACATAACCACCACCATTAACCGTTAACCATGCTTCGGCTGACTGTGAATCCGGATCAAGTCTGGTTTTAAATGCAGACTTGTAAGACGGCTCACGTAGCAACTGCCGTACTTTACGGCTGAAGCCCATGGCCAACGATCCGGAATACGAACAGCCTATAAACTCATGGGCGGGGTTTCTACCCAGATGCCATGCGGGAAAGGCCACTGATGCAAGTGTACTCTTACCGTGTCTGGGGGGCATAAACAACATAAGACGTGGTGATTTTTTATCCACTACATCACGGCTGAATTGTTCCAACCTCGCACAAATGTCCTTGTGTACCCAACCTGCATTGTAATCAGGATTAAACCTTTCTACAAAAGGCAACATCCTTTTTCTTGTAAGGAAACGTAAAGCCAGTTCTGCACGAGCTTTATCCTGTGCCGATACGTCTTTCTCTTCTTCTACCTTTTCCTCTACCTTCTGTTCAGGAGCAGGTAAAGCCTCGGATATATCTGCTTTACAATACGCACATAGCTTATCGTTTTCTGCAAAAAGAGTTACCGGCCGCGATATGTGACATCGGTAACACTCGAATAGCTGTGTCTCAGGTACTGCTGACATCTATACGTATTTATCCACTTTATTAGTCTCAGGCTTCTTGCGCTCAACAAGCTCTTTTGGCTCTGGTTGAGGCCGTTGTTCATTTTGCGGTACCAAAGGTTTTTGGTAATGGTCCCTGTTTATTGGTGCTACTTGCATAGTGCCCCCTATTTACTTTTCTTTTCCTTACGTTTATCAAAATGGTCCATAACACCTATTACCCCGTCAACAAGAATTTTAGGGGGCCCTAAATCGGGTACATAATTTGCTACCCAATTGTCTGCTTTATTACGTTTTCTTGTTGGGTTGCCATAATCAGTAGTTGATCTTTCTGGCCTATTTGGAATAAAAAAACCAGATTCGGGAATGTTTTTATCATAAAATTCCCCAGGGTTTATTTTTTCTGATTTATCAATCAACCGGTCAGTAGCCTGTGCAAGATTAGGTCTGGTTTCTTCCCACGGGGAATCATAGTTTCTAATCTCCTGTTCCACATGGTCAACAGCGTCTTCTATGTTATCCAGTTTTTCCGGAGGTATAGGAACATTAAAAGTGCCTAACTGACTACGAACTTCTTCTTCATTATGCTTACGGGTTCTTTGCTTCCAGTCTTCGGAGGGTATATTACTTCTACCCCATTTAATTGCTTTCTGCCTTGCGACTGGATCAAACCCATCTAAATCACCTTCTATATTTTTTTCATGGTTTTTTTCTGCCATTCTATTAGCAGGGTGGTGCTCCATTGTTATATCAGATAAAGTCTTTTGCTGTTCAGCAGGAGACAAAGTACTAAAATCATCTGGTAAAAATGGTTTAGGGTTAAAATTGTCCGGTATACCGGTTATATCCCCATTTTGTATATTTTTTAACCAGAATTTTTTAGCTTCATTCTCATTTTCAAAATCTTCACCAGTTTCCCTGTTATAACCCGGAACCATGTAAATTTGACCGTTGTAAGGTACGCCCATGGCCATTACAGTAGTCAAAGATCCATCAGAATTTAACCTGGCTTCGTTTCTAGATAGAGTTTCTGTATGGTAATTATTAACAAATTCAAAAGGGTCCCCTGGCGTGAACTTCAATTCACTAGGGGGCAACTGTCCAAGTCCAGGAACTCTAGCTTCCATATAATCTTTTTCAGCCATTATCGGGCTCCAAGTAGTTTTCGGAGTGCCCAGCTATCTTAAGTAACTCTTCATCACTCATTCTTTCCAGCTGTTTTACCCCATTTACGTTAATATTGACCTGAGTTGCATTGTCAGGCTGGTGTAATCCGTGCAACTTACACAAAGAATCTACGGTGCCCTTCATTTCTGTAGCATTTGCAGACGCAATGTACGTATCCATGTACATTTTATGCGCATGAGCTCGTGTAAACTTGGTTTCTTCGCGTAATTCCTGCTTAAGATAGTCAAGTGCCTGTTTAATCTTGGGTTTATTAGCAACCCTACTGGCATAATGTCGTGTTTTATACCCGACAGCACGTCCAGCGGCAGTAATTGTCATACCACTTGCTATTAAATTGATGAAACGCTCTTCCTGGACCGTTAATTCATTAGTATGTAGCCCCATATATGGCATTTTGGACTGAAATTCCACATGCTCAGGGACTTCGTACTCTTCCAATGGTTCGATATCTTTGTCCATGGCCTTGAAATATACCTTATAAACAAACAATTAAGCAAATTTTTGCTGAAAAAAATTTCAAAAAATTTTTAGTCTATATCACTCTCTCATTCCACTCCCAGCCCAGCAGACCGACACCCCAACTCCCGATTTTACTTCAGTGGAACCTTGTCTTCGATTATAAGTCTGAACCTTGTTTGGGTTTCTCGCCCTGCCTAACATCGAAGTACAAAACATCCAACATCCAAAAATCCATACTCCTACTATAACTAAACTCATTGGTTTATCTAGCACCCCGACACGGATTTTAGTTCTTAGTATGTATGGATTTTCCTAATACAACTATTGTGATTTTAACAACCTACCAAGGAGGTAGACATCATGGCAAATAAGCCTTTAGATATCGTTGCTGAATTCGGCAAACGAGCCAACGGCAAGGACGACTTGCGCACTATCGGGACTGCGTGGATGGGGGAAAACGTCATAACCTTAGAGTTATCTTCCAATGTACTTCCGCTTCGTTCGACTGTAAGGGTTGACGAGTATAACGGGACTACTACGCAATCAAGCGTTCAGGAACACGCTCCCCTCAAAATCTTTCTGAGAACGAAAGGTTCTAGCAAGTCCCCGGAAACGGTGGCTGACGATGAAGAGGTGCCAATGGAGTTCTAAGCTCCGCGCCATCTCTTAGACTACAGGGTACTCGGCTTCGGCTGGGTACCCTAAAGTCATGGACATTTTAAACATTCAAGGAGGAACTAGATGTCTAAATTCTTTTTAACTTTCGTAAGGCTTTTGAAAGAGCTTATCGAACCGATAGACCAAATACATTCTGCAATTACCAAGTTCGCATGGGAAAACAGATTCGGAAGACTGCTAAGTATTTCCGTTATGTTTGTATTCATGGCTGCCTACTCGGTGCAGATAATCCTATGCTTTTTGTTCTTTGCAATGCTCATAGCGTTGTACAAGAACATAGTCAAATCGGCAGAGGTTAACGCCAAAGCCGATGCAAAGATTGACGAAGTGCTGAACAAGGAGGAGTAGGCTTCGAAGGGTGCCCGGACTCCCGGGTACTCTTCATTCTTTTTGGCCTTCGAGCAAGTTTGTTTGCAGTTAGCGGGCGAGCAAGTTTGTTTGCTTGCAAAAAACTTGCGGGCATTGGCCGTAGTTAGCGGGCATTGGCCATGGTTCATGGTCATTTGCCAGAAATCTACGGTCCAAGGCCGACACACCACAAAACAGTGCTTGTGCCACCTGTGCCAGTAAGTGTTTGCTCGCTGGCACGGACGTAAACCGTTGATCGTAGTCCCTTTTTCGTAAATCTGTGCCACTTGTGCCACTTGTGCCAGCATTTTCAAGTTGGTTTACATATCAGTGCTTTATTTAAATAAATAGTTCCTATGTTTAAATTAGTAAAAGTAACTGGCACAGCTGGCACAAAACCATGATTCATTATGAATCTCAACAACTTAGGCTCGTTTCCAACTGGCACAACAGCTGGCACGGAGGTGGCACGAACGCCCTTTACTGGCACACATTGGTTATTTGTTAACCAATTTTAGCTTCCAGTCTGTTAAAAAAAGACCGAATCGGGCGTTCGTTCTAATACAACTTTAGTAATTTTAACCCTTACAAGGAGGATATGGCATGAAAAAAGAAGAAATGGAAGACGGAATT